TGACAATTGCAAGAGTTGCAGGTAGAGCGACCAAGGCTAATCCGAATAAGGAAGATGCTACTTGGTGGAATGAACAGGGTCCACTATGGGTAGACCAGTACATTCAATGGCGTAAGTCAAACCCGAATTGGAAGATATGGAAAACCCCACAAGGGGCAAAGGCAATCGAACTAGAACTCAATCCCAAAATTGCAGACGTGCCTGTGAAGATGGTGATTGATAGAGTCTTTGAGGTCGACGGTGAACTTATTATCGTTGACCTAAAGACATCAACACGCAGACCAGTATCTGATTTACAACTCGGCTTTTACAAGGTCGGGCTTGAACAGATGCTAGGCGTCAAAGTCAATCTCGGAAACTACTGGATGTCCCGCGACGCGGGGACAGGAGAGATGATTGACCTATCGAGATATACCCTGGATATGCTTGAATACCTCGTGTCGGGGTTCGATAAAGCAAGCCAGGCTGGTATATTTCTCCCCAACCTATCCAGTTGCAGTTACTGTGGACTCACAGAACACTGCACATTTACGAAAGAGAAATAATGAACAACGACGATTGGAAACTACAAGTTTCCTACAAAACTCCTAGCGGAGATATGATTAACGTTCGTGCTAATACTGCTGACGAACTCAGCGTATTACTCGAAGGTATTGGTGATTACTCACCACAAATTGCAAGCGTTCAGAAACTATTGACAGGGGCGTACAACGTTGCCCCTTTATCGACGCCGTCTTCAACGCCCGCCACAACGCCCAAAGTCTCCTCCGTACCAGACCAGGCAAAGGCAGCATCCCCTACCTGTATGCACGGACCTCGAGTATTTCGAAGTGGCATAAGTAAGAAGACAGGTCAACCATATGCGTTCTGGTCTTGCCCTCAACCACAGGGTGCGGACCAGTGCAAACCAGTTAACTAACTACTACTGGGGACATAAGTGAAGCCACCTGCTTTGGGGAAGAAGTGGGTGGCTTTACAACTTAAGACAGGAGGTTTATCTTGATTGAAATATTTGTATTACTGTGGCTAGAACTACAACAAGTCTTAGCCTTGATAGCAATGATGTTAGGTGTTAAGTGAAAACATTAGCCAGAAGTATCGGCAGAGCCGACATCGGTGGAGAACCGCTGCCACATATCTTTAAATCTTTTGAGTCTAATAAAATTATATTTCGTAGGGCAGAAGTATCTATGCTTGCTGGCACACCTGGTGTTGGTAAATCAACGCTAGCCTTAGGTCTAGCACTTAAGATGAAGGTGCCTACGCTTTACATATCAGCAGATACAAACGCACACACAATGGCTATGCGCCTGGCGTCTATGATTTCAGGAAAGAATCAGACTGATGTCGAACATCTGTTGCAGAATGATTTAGGTTGGACAAAGGCAACCCTTGCTAAGGGTAGTCACATAGTCTGGTCTTTTGAATCAAGCCCTAGCCTTCAGGATATTGACGAAGAAGTACAAGCATTCGAAGAACTATGGGGCTGTCCGCCCGTTGCTATCTTCGTTGACAACTTAATGGATATTGCTACTGATGGTGGCGAAGAGTTCGCATCAATGCGTGCGATTATGAAGGAGTTGAAGTTCCTTGCTAGAGCGACTAATACTGCGATTATCGTATTACATCATACATCGGAGGCTGTGGAAGGCAAACCTTGCCAGCCAAGGTCGGCTCTCCAAGGAAAGGTGGCTCAACTCCCTGCGCTTATCTGCACTCTCGGAGTTGTCGGAACTGCTATGGCAGTTGCACCAGTCAAAAATAGGTATGGTCGAGCGGATGCTAACGCGAATCTTACGGCGTGGCTAGCGTTCAACCCTGAGTTTATGTACATAGAAGATATACCGGAGAGCGCATAATGGAAAAGACATTAGAAATACATTTAAAAGAATTACGTGAGCAGATAGCCGAAGAGATTGAAGATTATCTTAGGAACAACATAGATATTCAACCTTGGGTTGATGTAAGGAATTTTAGATTCTGTGCAAAGATTGCTAGAGGGATTCACAATGGATGACGATTATCTAGAGATTCACGCAAAAGAAATAGCACAATCTGAATACTTAAGACATATGTCTACTTGCATTAAAAAGATTCTTGATGCCAAAGTTCCAGTTCAAGATGAGTACACACAGGGTATTAGTGATGGACTTGATTGGGCAGTAAGGATTCTTAATAAAGATAAAAGTGCTTACTAATGGAAGTTGTCTTAAGTCAGGAAGAAATTGATGAAGCCTTAGACTTTGTTAATCGTATGCGCGATGACAAGGTTGAGCATAGGGTTATCGATAAGAAGTTTGATGCCAGGAATACATCTTGGGCTGTCAACCTTATGGGTTACCTAGGCGAGAAGGCTGTAGCCAAGGCATATCAGGTGCCCGTTGATAGGAGAGTTCTTACTGGTGGAGATGAAGGTCACGACTTAGTTATCAATAATAAAAAGATTCAGGTTAAGACATCAACTCTAGACAAACTAATCTTTAACGCATTGGAATTATTTACTGCCGACTATGCCATATTGGTTACCTTGATTGGTGATAGACAACAACCTCATATAGATTCTAAGTTCAAGATATGGGGCGCAATATCTAAAGAAGACTTTATGCGTGTCTGTTATCAGAAAGATTATGGATATGGCGTAAGGTTTGTATGCGATACCGAACATATAGGAGCGAGCATTGGCTAACCCTAATGGGCGCAAGGGCGCACAATTTGAGACTGATGTTATGAAATGGCTGAGGTCTATGGGTGTGGTAGCCGAGCGTTTGACTAAGGCTGGAGCCAAGGATGAGGGTGACCTTGTTGCCATAATCGCAGGTCAGACCTATATTTTAGAACTTAAGAATAGAAAGAAGTTAGACCTTCCTGAGTTTTGGGATGAAGCAAAAGTCGAAGCGGATAACTACACAAAGGCTAGAGGATTGTCATATACTCCGCCTGCGTTTGTAGTAGTCAAGCGTCGCAATCACGGGGTGAATAAATCGTGGGTTATACAGGACTTGGAACAATGGCTAGAAGAGAGAAAGTAAATGGAGACTTACCAAATATCGCGGACGTGCTCCGTCACTACGGTGCTAACATTCGAAGCACACACGGGCAAGTTAATCTCAGATGTCCATTCCACTCGGACACTCACCAAAGTGGAACTGCCAACCTCGACAAAAATATCTTCATCTGTTTTGCCTGCGGAGTTCAGGGAAACAGTTTACAATTAATATCCAGACAGGAGAATGTGAGTATCAATGAAGCAAAGCGCATTGCAGAAAGAATTACTGGGGAAAGCAGCGGAGAAGTACGCGGCAAGTATTCATCTGGCGGAAGATTACCTCAAGCAAAGAGGAATACCCCTGGAAGTAGCACGGCTGGCGCGATTAGGCGTAGTAGAAACGCCTGAGATTGGACACGAACAATACCAAGGAAGGTTGAGTATCCCTTATGTTACTAAGACGGGTGTGGTTGATATTAGATTTCGTAGTCTCAATCCCGCAGTGGAGCCGAAATATATGGGGCTCACTGGGGCTGAAACTAAAATGTATAATGTTCTTGACGTTGAGCGTGCTGGTGATTTTATTGGTGTTTGTGAAGGTGAACTGGATACTCTTACTGTTTCTGCTTGCGTTGGGATTCCTTGCGTTGGCGTACCTGGAGCGAATTCGTGGAAGAAACATTATACGAGACTCCTTGCCGATTTCGAAAGAGTCTATGTTTTTGCTGACGGCGACCAACCTGGAAAAGAATTTGCCTCAAGTCTCGCCCGAGAACTACCGTGTACTATCGTCCAATTCCCCGACGGAGAAGATGTTAACTCATATTATATTAAACACGGGTCAGAAGCAATCCTCCAAAAAGCGGGCTTCTAAAGGTGGAGGAGATGGAACATTACTGTGACGGTTGCGGAGAACACTTTGACAATTCGTTTGAGTATGTCGACCATTTCATAGAAGAGACAGACGAAGAAGAGTTCGACCCAGTATTAGTTTTACCTAATGGTGTAAGACTTATGATTGGTTCACTATTAAGATTTATTTTTGAACACGCTGAAAATCCTGACGAAATCAGACATATGACGCAATCTACATATGTTACACTTTTCGCTGCTGAGGTAGGTTCTGATTACTTCGATGATGTAGTTGAGGATTTGATAGTCTCTAACGAGATGTTAGAGTTTGATGATTCACTTAAGAAACTACTAGAAGGAAAGAAGCCGAATGACAACGAGAGCGGAGCGTGAAGAGATATGGCAGATTACAACCCATCTCGAAAATATGGGATACAAGATTACGTCACTGAAATCCAAGGACGGGATGCTTACGGTCATCCTCACAATCCCTCTCCTTTCTTCAAAAATGTAGAGGAAACTTTCAATGAACTACAAGAACTTCTCATTAAGAAGCATCTTGATTACGGTCCGAAGAACATATCGGAATCACCAGGTGGACCTATCAATGGACTGCGAGTACGTATGCACGACAAATTGGCAAGGATTAATAACCTCGTCGATAAAAACTTGTCCTCGCCACAGTTCGAATCGCTCGAAGACTCCTTCAAAGATATGGCGAATTACGCAATCATAGGTCTTTTAGTCTTAAGAAATAAATGGGATAAGTAATGAATGAACAACAACTCTTTGATTGGTTAAAGGCTAATCACTTCCCCGACCTATTCAGGTCAGAGTCTGAGTTCGATGGTTTTGATTGTCAGTCAGATAACAAAAAGTTATTTATAGAACTTAAGTCACGAAAGACTCATTACGACGAATTGATTATCGAGAAATATAAGTTTGACTTCCTGGTCACGGAAGCGGGGAAGTTATCGTACACTCCCTGTTACGTAAATCACACCCCGCAAGGGGTATATTTTTTTGACCTTGATTCAATACTTAAGAATGAATTGGATATGCAATGGCAAGACAAGTGGCTTCCTACCACCACTGAGTTTGCTAACACAAGCAACCGAGTCAAGAGAATTGGTTTGTTAAAAGTCGAATGGGGAAATAAACTACTATGAACTGGGATGAAGTTAAGAAGTGGGATTACATTGTAGATACTGTTGCCCTTGAATACTCTCGCAAGTTTGAGATGGTAGAGATTGAAGACTTAAGACAAGCATTATGGGTATGGTTTGCTGAACACCCAAACAAACTTAAAGAGTGGGAAGAGAAAGGCGAGAAGGATGCTAAGAATCTAATCTATCGTAGCCTTCGTAACCAGGCTCTTGATTATTGCCAGCGATGGAAGGCTAAGAGTGTGGGCTATGATACTGGCGACCTTTACTACTATGCGCCCGAAGTTGTCGAGGCTTTGCTTCCTCCTGTCTTAAGAAGTGAATACAACACCGCACATAAATTAAATCTTGGTAGAGTCGGCAGACCATCTGCTCCAGCCGAAGGCGGAAACCTAGTTGCTATGATGATTGAGATTGACTATGCCTTTTGGAAGTTAGGTAAAGAGGATAGGAAGATTCTTTTTATGCGTCACGCAGAGGCTATGGACTTTAAAGAGATGGCTAACTTCTTAAGTCTTGGAAGTGAGGACGCTAGTCGTATGCGTCACAAGCGTGCCATCAATCGATTGATTAGAAAACTTGGTGGCTTTAAACCATTTCCCGATGATGATTCTCCTGATAAGACTGAAGAGGAAGAGCAAGAAGACTAGCGGTTATCGGTCTTGTAAAAGCCTGAGCCTTTGAACTGAACTGCTGGTGCTGTCCATTCACGTCTCATATTCCTGCCACAATTAAAGCACTCGGGTCCAACTTCATAACGTTCTGTTACTTCAATGTGTGTCTTACAATTGTCGCATCTGTATTCGTATGTCGGCATTAACTTAACTCCTTCTCAATAATCTGAACCGTTGGGCAAGGGTAAAACTTTTTATCGTGACTACATTGTTGGGGAATGATGTTGCCCTCGGGCTTATGTAACTTTACGATTTCAAGTAACGCTCCATCAGTCTTAGCAAGTAGTTCAATGCGATTCATTGTTTAATCTATCTCGGTAGGTGCGGTGGCTATCGCTCCGCATAGTTTACATTCCTGTCTTAAGTCATACCATCCTACGGTTCGAGTCTCCTCATCCCATATGACTGTGATGTTCCACATTTTGCTTCCGCAAACGCAGACTAATATCGGGTCGCCTCTTAAGTCTAGCATCAGTAGTGATTGTATCTTAAGTGGTAATTCATAGCCTTACAAGGGGTTTCATAGCGAGTCACTATGTATTTATAGGTATGAAGAATCTGAGTGAGCGGGTCTGTGCTCTTTTCTTTTAACCTCTGACCTATACCGAAGGCTGATGAACCCTGCTGGTTCTTTGCTAAGTGGTCGTATCTGCTTTCCTTTGTGAGGATATAGTCAAGACATCTCCACTCCATATCGCGCCACCCGAATCCTTGCCAGGCTACACGTTTAGCGAGTTTCTTGTTCTCTTTCTTTTCTTCCCACGTTGCTTGGTCTTGTTTTATTACGGGCTTTTCTTTCAGTCTTAAGACGGGGGAAAGGGTGTGTGGCATTGATACCAGGAGAAGAACACCAGCCACCACACCCACAATCATATTCCGTTTTTTCATCTGACACCTTTGTTTAGTATCTTTCTAACTCGACGGATAAGAATCCACTCTCCGCTATATGAATGGATGTTTTTATTTTTAAGTAACTTAATGCGCTCGTATGTAAATAAGCCACCCCATATAATACCAGGCACCAGGTTTTCCTTCTCTAGTCCTTGCTCTAAGCACTGTTGTTTGACCGGACAATCCTGGCAATACTCCAATGCTTCTACGAGTCTTAAGACTTGATGAGTTCTATCGTCAGGATTATCGTGCCCTTTGTATGACCATAGGTCAGGGTCGGGATGGGCTTGACATAGTGCCTGCTCGTGCCAGGTTGGCGCGTGCTTGACGTTCTCTATCTTCACGAGACAACTCTTAAGTCCCTACGTAATTCGATTATTGATTGGGCTTTACCATAGTCAATGTCTTCTGTCTTCAAGACTGAATACTCTTGATGTTCATACAACCATTCATCTTGTTCTTCTGTCTTAAGACTTTCCCAATTGTCGGGTAGTTGCCCTTTGGTTACGACGTCAATTATGCGGACGCCTTTTAATTCGTATGTAATCCTAAACGTTTTCATCGTTGAGTTCCTTCTCTGCTAGGTCGTGAAGGTATGAATCTATTGCTAACTCTGCTTGCTCGGCTTGGTTTTCGAAGTAGATTTCTGCGTCGATAATACAATCGTTTATGTAGTCTGACATTTGATAGCGGTTATCTTCGCTCTCATATATCTGAACTGCTTTCTCCCATATTTCGTATGAGGTTTCCTTGTAACTTGCGTCCCACCACGCCACCATTATCTCGTCGTAAGGTGAATAGTTCTCGGTGAGTTTCTTGATTACATCTATTACTTTCATTTCTGTTCTCCTGTCTGTAGTTGTTTGATTTGTTCTGCTTTTTCTAGCATTAAGTTATGGTACCTATCGAAGTCATCATTAGTCAAGGAATCATCGCGCAATTCTTTTGCCTTGTTGTATTCCCTGCGTAACTCTTTAAGTCTTAGCCCCCGAGTAATCATTACTTTATTCCTGTCTTAAGACGTTTGATTAAGTCGGTGATTACTATTGACATCCACCACACCAAGACTGCTCCGGCGAATAGGATGAAGACGTATGAAATCGTCTGAAGTAGGGCAGGGAACCACGCTATCTGAGGCTCGGTTAGGAAACCCATCTCACACCCCCTCTCTTATCTCGCCCGCTAGTTTCATAATGCTTTCGAGATGGTCGAATGCTTTCTGCTTGCGCTTATAGTTTGTGCCTAGCATTTCGTTGGCAATTCGTAGGGTATTTACTCGCGCTGAGATTTTCATTCCTGTCTCAAGTTCTAACTTTAGCGATGAGTAAAGCGAGTGAAGTCTTAGTAGATTCATAGATTTTTCTCCACCGCAACTGAAGAACTCGCCTTTTGAATCGTATTCGAATCCCTCGCGTCCCTCTGTAAGTGCGTCGAGTGTTTTGCTTGGTATCATTTCTTTCTCCTGTTCGTTTGGTTGGTCTTGCCTTAGTTGTAAAGTAACGTAGTCCTGCTCCGTTGTATAGGTTATTTCTTGTGATTTCTGTCACTTAGCGCGTGAGCGCATTCGTTGATTGGGATTAAACAATCTCCGCACATTGTCATTTCATTCTCCTGTCTTAAGTAGTAAGTCGAGACTCTCCCGTCTTACTCGTGCCCCGCTATTGTCTCGCACAATGCGTCCTCTGTGAAGGATGCGGGGCTGTGACTTTCGTCACTTGTTCCGTTTGGTCTTTAGAACCTTTCGCAATCTGAGACCCATTATCACTATCGCAATCAAGGCGAACCCGCCCCAAGAAATCGAAAAGTAATACGGCTCCGTCGAGAACATTACGCCCCAGCGGTCTATCTCAATTGTCACGAAGTTATTCATTTTGTTTTCTCCCGTCTTAAGTAATAGAGGAACCTTTCCCCTATCGTGCCCCCGCTAGGTCTTGAACCTGCGCCCGCTGTCGAGTGCGGGGGCTGTCCTGCTAGGCGTTCGCTTTCTCTTGTGCTTTCTGATATTTCTCAATCAACTCTTGAACCTTTGGCTGAAAGAGTGCGTCATCTCGTTGCCAAATTTTGCTACGTTTTTCATTCTGCTCTTTCCATTCTTCGGATTCATAGACGCGGGCTCTAATCAAATCAACCTTGTGAGTCGCGTCGTCTCGTATTGCTCGGGCTTCATTGCTTAGAGATTGGATTAGAGATTCGATTTCTCTTGCTCTCTTCTCTGCTTTTTCGCGGATTGCGTGAATCTCTTCCGCGTTTGCTACTACGTGAGCCCGTTCGATTTGGTCTAGATTTCTTCTAGCCTCCCAATGGTCGTTAGATAGTTTTTTCTGTTCGAGCCCTGAGAGTGCGTCTAGAAAGGCGCGGTATCTTGCGGGGCTTAGATTGTCTTTTGCCCATTGTCTTGGGTTTTCCATTTCTTGATTCTCCTGTCTTAAGTCTGAAAAGTTTTGAGGCTCATCAGTTCCGACGTTTATCGGAAGACCGTCGCCCCCTTGCGGGGGCTAGGTTTCGCCTTATGCTCGGGCTATGAATCTCGTCCCGCAATTTTGGCAGATTGGTTGGCACAATTCAAGGGCTTTCGCCGAGAGTCTAATCTTCTCGCCACATCGGCATTCTGCCACTTTTAGATTCTTGTTGCGTCCTGCGCCTTTCTTGATTTGCTCGGCGTCTGCCATTAACACGAGCGCGGATTCGATAAGTTCGAGCGCGTCCGCCCATCTGATCGCGCAATCGTCGGAGACCTCGGTCACGCTCCAGCCAATCCCCTTGCCTTGCGTGATTGTGAGACCTAGAGCCTCGGCGGTTTCTTTAAATTTCTTGTTGTGATACCCGTCGCCCGTCACGCCTTGGATTCCATTCTGAAGGTCTAGTGAGTGAGCGGTCTCGTGTAGAAGAGTTCCGAGGACGGCTCGGGCGCCTCTCTCGAAATAGTTCGCCGAGACCATTATCTCGTGAAATTGTTCCTCGCCTGCCTTCCAAATCTTAGCGTGCGTGAAATGTCCCATTGTTCGCCCCGTCTTACGGGTAACGAGAATCGTCGCCCTAGGGGCTCCGGTCTTCTCGCGGATAATTGCGTGAGCGTCCTCGAGCGCCTTGGTTATCACCGAGAGATTCTCGGTCTTTTCTATTGTTCCGGTGTTCATTTTCTTCTCCCGTCTTTCTTTGGTCTTTGGAAGGCTTAGCCCCTCCCCACCTCCCACCGCCGGAGCGGTGAGAGATAGGCAAGTTCTAATTGTTGAAATATTCTGAAATCGTCTTAACCCCTGAAAGTTCAACCGAGGATTTTCCGGTTTGGATGTCGTATTCGATTCCATAAGTTCCGCCCTTGCGGATTGCGGTAGTCAGATTCACCAAATCATCAATACTATTGAAGAAAACGGTGACCTCGTTTCTCTCGTCATCCGTAACGGTTAGAGCGATTGACCCGCTCTTTTCTAGTTCGCGAACTCTTACCTTGCTTGGTTGGTGTAGTGATGATGACATCGACATTTTCTTTTTCTCCCGTCTTACTTTCTGAGCGTGTATCTCACGCTCACTTCCCGAGTGTCTCATATCTTCCGCCTTAAGTGTTAATTCTAGGGTGTTAGATACATCACATTTTTCCTCGAACATATGTTCTACATATTCCGCCCCTATCTAATGAAGATTCGCCTATCTAATGACGCCCGCGATACCTGCGGGGGGATAGTCACCTGCCTAGAATCCTGCGTTTGATTGCCTATCTTCGATTTAATTGCTTCAAAATCGACATTTAATTATCTATGAATAACTACTTAAGACCTCAAAACCCTAACCCTCAGGTAGAGGTTGAGAGTCTGCCATCTGCCTGCCCGCTCAAGGCGGTTTGACCCCGCATTCGTTAAACTGCGACGTATATATGTAGATAGAGTCCATCCTAAAATTTCTGTTATATAGGGGGTCTATATATGTATAAATCGGACATATCATCGCCCAAAGGGCGACTTTTTAAAATATTTACTGAAAACCTGTTCGGTTTTCCGATTTGAACAGGTTATCTTATATGTATAGATATTTTATATATCTATACGGAGCGTCGCTCCGCCTCTTGCGGGCTACGCGACGTAATATAATATATA